TCCGCGTCACGATGACGTTTCCGCTCGAATTCGCATAAGGAGCCAGCATGGCACAGATCGTACACAAGATTCCGTATCAGCTCAGCGGTAGCCCCACCTCTGGTACAGGTCAGTACCGACTGAGCGACAATGTCTACGACTTCGCCATCGCTGGCATTCCCTTCCTGTCCGCCATCAAGGATGACAGGCCGTACATGCAGCGCATGGCGGAGATCAAGAAGGCGCAGTTCGATAACTTCGCCGAGCCGGGAGAGCAGTCACTAGAGGGTTGGTGGCTGCGCTCTCAGTCCACCTTCACTGGTGGAGCGGGTGTCCTGTATCAGGACCCCGACAATGACAATCAGTTCAACTTCAGGTTCGCCGACTCTCTTGGCGTTGATCCATGGGAGTCCGGAAACCTCAAGCTGCTGCGTGACACTGAGCGAGTCTATACCACCAGCAAGACTCCGAACTTTGTTCGTGGGTACGTCACCCCTTCGGGGGTTGACGCCATGTGGATGACTGGTGGAGATGACCTCATCCGCATGACTACAGTCCAGACGAACGTGACGGTAGGATCCGGTCAGACTATATACGGCCTTACTAATACTGGAGCTACCTACATCATCGCCCGTGCTGACGGAGTCTGGTCCGGCCTTGATGCCGCTGCTCCAGCGCAGCGGTACACCAACGCTGGCACAAGGTGGGCTATTGAGTTCGTAAAGGACCGACTCATCATCGGACTAGACAACTCAATCTACCAGGGATCCCTGACGGCAGCAGCGATTGCGCTGCCTGCCGCATCCTACACGCATCAGGACACCAACTGGACTTGGCGCTCTATCACCGATGGACCCAACGCCATCTATGCAGCTGGCGACAGCGGCACAACCAGCCAGATCCACAAGTTCACAGTGGTGGACAATGCTGGTCTACCAGTCCTAACTTGGGCTGGTGTTACCGCCACCATGCCAGCCGGTGAAACCATCCGTACCATCTACTCTTACATCGGATCCTTCGTTGGTATCGCCACCAGCAAGGGCTTTCGAGTCGGAGAGATTGACAGCAATGGCGACATCACCTACGGTCCACTGCTGTTTGAGCCGACCGGCGGGTGTATGGGTGTGGTTGGCCACGACCGCTTCATGTGGACGGGGTCTACGGACTCCCATGATGGCTCCTCCGGGCTCTTCAGGGTGGATCTGGGCTCCGTGGCCCAAGAGCAGACGACGAGGGCTGTACGGTACGCCTACAGCCGCGACATCTACGCTCTGGGTCAGACTGAACAGATCACTTCGGTGACCATGTTCGGGGCCACGGATCGCAAGGCATTCGCCATGCTGGCTGATGGCGCTCATCGAGAGTTCGCGAGCACTCTGGTGTCAACTGGGTATCTGGATACTGGCCGCATCAGGTTCAACACTGAGGAGCCAAAGCTCTACAAGTTCTTCTCCGCTCGCACACCCACCGTCCTCGACGGTACGGTGTCCGTATCCCTCAAGACTGAGGGCGGAGGGCTCATTCCATACACTACGTACTCCGCTGCGTCCCCATCAGGGACGCGAGATGTGGCTATCCACACTCCGCAGGGTCCGCAGAACTGGCTGGCAATGAGGTTCACGCTCACCCGAAGTCTGCTTGACACGTCACTTGGTGGCATCCTCAATGGATGGCAAGTCAAGGCTCTGCCTGGCTCCATCCGCCAGAGGATCATCACCGTGCCACTGCTATGCTTCGACAATGAGACTGACCGGACAGGCCAGAACATTGGCTTCGAGGGTTACGCAAGAGAAAGGCTGGAGGCATTCCAGGCTGTCGCCCGAGCGGGCGACGTTGTGGTCTTCCAGGAACTACAAGATGACGTAGCCATTCAGGTGGTCATCGATGACTGGGAGTTCCGCCAACTGGATCCACCGGGTAACCGTGGCGCTCTAGGTGGCGTGCTTACGCTGGTCCTCCGCACTGTGGCGGAGACCACATAAGGAGAGAGATATGGATTCGGGCACGATCATCACGGTACTCACCGGTCTAGGTGGAGTCGTGGGAGGTTTCTTCGGAGGGAAGAGACTCGCAGTGTCCACAGCGGTTGACGTTGTGGACCTGCTACAGGCAGCAGTCGAGCAGCTTCAGGCTGACGGAGCGAAGAAGGACGAGCAGCTCGTGGATCTGCGAGCACGTATACTGGTCCTTGAAGAGCTTGTCACTCAGAAGGCTGACGTCGAAGCTGTCCGAGTTGAAGTAGGAGGAGTGCGTCAGGTCGTGGACCGAATCGCAGAGAAGGTGGGAGCGTGAAGCCTGCGTGGTTCAAGAAGCGCGTCATCACCGTAACGTCAGACGCCGAGCGAGAATGCGTGAGGCACGTACAGCGAGTGCTCTCGCTCGAAGAGACCGGAGAGATGGACCCCAACACTCAGAGCAAGATCAGGGGAGTGCAGTACATCTTCGGACTCAGGCCAACCGGCATCCTCGATGAGGACACCGCAGAAGAGATCGACCGCATCTTTCCATATGGAGCGTAATGCCATATCCCAAGCCTTACAGCAAGACCGAGAAGGCCGACATGAAAAAGAAGCCAGCCGCCAAGAAGGCGGCTGCCAAGAAGAAGAAAGGGAAGCGATGAGTCCGTACGTAAGGGATCTGCTTCAGAGGCTGGTGTTCACTTTCGCGTTCACCTTCCTCAGTGTATTTACTATCACCGACCTAAGCACAGCGAATGGTGCTGCGGTTGCCGGTGGTGCAGCTGTCCTGTCACTCGTGAAGAGCTGGCTCGCTAAGCATGTTGGTGATCCCAACACCGCTGGCTTCTAAACAAAGAAACCCCCGCCGTTAAGGCGGGGGCTTTTTTGCGTTCTACCGCTTGTGGATGATGATGAAGCGGTATGGATATTTACTGAGGATCCTTACCAGCCTCACGTTCGGCCTCCTCGATCGCCCGGCGAAGGGCCTCCTGCGCCCGCTCTGCCTCAAGGTGGGCGAGCGCGTCCTCGAATCCATCAGCCATAACTCAGCTCCGTTGACTTCTCGCAGAAGACCTCTCGGCCTTCCAGCGATTCCTTGAACTGGACCTTCTTCGGATCGATCCACTTACGGGACTGACGCAGCTTGTACTGCACCTTGACGAAGTACTTCCCGTCACTCTTGCGAGTGGCGAGGTACTGGCCGGGGAAGGGCTGGTTGGCCAGCTCTCGGACGGTGATGGGGATCTGCGCGAACTTGCTCATCGCAGCTTCATCACCGTTGCGGAAAGGTTGGCCAGGGTGGCCGCCTTCTTGTCGGCACTGACGCCCCAACGCTCGTCGGGCACGATGTCACGCAGCAGGCGTGAGACGACGGAAGCCGCCTCCTTGAGGTTCGGCGTCCAGGCGAGGTCGTACTTCTCCGGCTTGAGCTCGTAGGGGGTGACGCAGGAGCAGCCGCTGTCGTTGTACGCAGCGTACAGCTTCACCCCATCCTCCTCCTTGGAGAGGAGGGCCCAGGTCTCCCAGTCGTAGCCACCAGTGTCGAACTCCCACTCGATGGTCACGCCGGTCGAGATGTCCTTGTACCCATCGCCGTAGGTGTACTGGCCGTAGGTCCACTCGCGAGACATTACAGGATCTCCTTCAGTTTCAGTGCGTAGAGCAGGATGGCGTAGCCCGCCAGATCCTGATAGGTGTCCAGCAGGGATTCGTAGTTGACATCCTTGAGTGGGTCGGACGTCAGCCCCTTGATGCGGCCGATCTTGATGCCGATCTGGGCAAGCATCACATCGCTGGCGCTTATGCCAGCGACATCAGCGGCGAAGTAGAAGTTGCTGAACTCGGAGTTCAGCTTGTAGTCGCTGTTCTTGGTGGCCAGGATGTCGGCAAGGTTGTTCATGGCCAGCGTGATCATGCTGACTTCCTCGTACGCCACGGGCTTGTCATCCCACGGCGATCCGGATGATGCCTGCGCCTTCGATGAGATTGCTGCACTGTTGGCAGGGTAGCTCTGTGACATAGATTGTCGCGCCTTCTGTGAGGGCATAACCTGCCCGTATGATCGCGTTCGCCTCTGCATGGATAGCAGTACACGGGAACTGATTGTAGTCTGCATCCTTAGGGATCTCGTCGTGCGTGAACTTACCGCGCGGACATCCCCCGTCCACGCAGTGTATCTTTCCGGACGGTTGACCGTTGTACCCAGTAGCTACGATGCGATTGTCCCGAACGAGCACGGCCCCCACCTTGCGGCGGGAGCACGTGCTTCGTTCAGACATGATGTGAGCTACCTTGGAGAAGGTCTCGTCCCATTCGGGACGAGTCATACGATCGTGTACTCCAAGAGGAACTGTGCCAGGTCCTGCGCGTTGGGATGGGTCTCCATCCAGACGGCGCCAGTTCGACCATACGAGAGCACGAGACCATCGTAAGGATCGTTGTCGATGTCGACGGCGTCGGTCGGGTAGACAGCTTCACCCTGAAGGTTCAGGAACTCGATCAGCGCCTGGCGAAGCTGCTCACTCATCGGTTCCACTGGTCTCCTTGGTTGGGAAGATGCGCTCGTGGTTCTTGATGATGTTGGTGAAGGCCTCCGGCACAGAGCCGTCCTTCTTGCGGATGATCAGAATGTTGCAGGACTTCTGTCGAGCCTGCTTGGCGAGAGTGGTCTTGCGACCAACGACCCGCATGTCATTGACCAGGCGAGTCTTCTCCTCACCGTGGTAGCCGTACGCCCACCGGCCAATGCCGTCCTGGTACCGGCCCCAATCCCGGTACTTCTCTTCGATCTTGGGGGCGCCCAGCTCGTAGGCGTACTCGTTGCGCTCCAGCAGGTACTGGATGGTGACGGGGGTGGAGCCGTACTTGCCCTCACCGATGTGAGTCACCACGCCAACCACCATGTTGCTGTAGCTGGTCACGGTGGAGGAGACCACGAGGTCTCCGATCTCGATCTCGTTGCCGTGTACGTCAGTGGGGTTACTCACAGTCGTGTCCTCCACGAGTTTCTTCTTCGCCTTCGTCTTCGGTCTTACCGTGCCTGCCCAGGCTGAGGATGACCCCAGCCGGGCAGCCGCAATGCGGGGGGAAGTGCGGGGGATTGATGCAGTTGTTGCGTAAGCTCATCGCCGGTTGACTCCAAGCTCTTCGTAGCAGCGGACGGGAAGGCTCTTGATGGTTCGGTTGGTCATCTCCGAGCAGGGAGTGCCGCTGTCATCGAGGGCGAGATAGAGGAGGAAGAGGAAGAGGAAGATCGAGCCCACGCCAATCACGATCATCGTGAGCAGACCCCAGATGGAAGTCCAGAAGTCTTCCAGATTCACTTCTTCACCTCAATAGTGATTGCCGGAGCGGGAGGATTCTGCTGGTTCTCTCGGTACTGAGCGTCGAAGTTATCAGCCTTCTGCTGCGGAGCGTCCTGCTCGCTGAAGGGAATCTCGTTCCAGGTGGGGATCTTGTCGTCAGACATTACGCCTCCGAGAGTGTGTCGATGTAGTATTCGCTGTCGCCGTGCCGGAAGGAGGAGTCGTCGTCCTCCATGTCAACTTCGAGTTCCGAAGCGATGTCCTGAAGCTCATCGAGAGCCTTGTTGTAGGAGTCGTAGAACTTGCCCTCAACGATCTCGGTTGCGACCGACTCGTGGTACGAGGTCTCCGACCAGATGACGTATACGACTGAGTTCACTTGCGGATCCTTGCTCTTAGACCATCTCGGCCCTCGTTAACCCAGATGGAATTCACATCTTCCCCCGCCGGAAGCGGCACCCTGATGGCGCCAACTTCCATGCTGATCTTCTTGGCGAAGCGCTTGCCAGCGTCGTCGCCCTCCTGCCAGACGTAGATCCTGGCGAAGTCCTCGAAGACGTTCTTCCAATGGTCCTTCCACTTCTCCGCACCGGAGATCCCCACGCAGGGGATCCCGGCAAGGGAGGAAGACAGGGCATCAAGCTCACCCTCAGCAACGGCGATGGAGGCGTTGGCTTCCTCGAATGCTACCACATTGTAGAGGTTGGCACCGAGGCCTTCCCAGGTCATGTACTTCTGGTGGCCAAGCATCTTGCAGTCGTGCTTCTTCATGCACCGGAAGGTCATGTTGACCGGCCCGGCAGGGGTCATGTAGGGAATTGCCAGTCGACCAGCGAGGAACTCATGGCCGGGGATGGGATCAACCGCCACGCCCAGGCCCGCGGAACTTGCGGCTGCCAGATCGATTCCCCG